GTAAACACATGGTCATATCCAGACTTCTCAAGAATCTTATCTTTGATATCTAACTGACGTTTCTCTTTTGCAATTCTCCTTAGGAATGCATAGTACACAATCTGTGTGAAGTATGCAAACGGATTCTTAGATTTTGCTGGATTAAAGTTATCAATATACTGAATACAATTTTCAATACCATCACAAACCATATCATCTTTATACATGTAGTTGATAAAGTTAGGTCGATATGATAAATGAGTTGCGATCTTTAAAAAACAACTACCAATATAATTTCCTACTCTAGGTTTATTGGGACTCTTCCAATGCTTTAAAGTGGTAAATTGTTCATCATCATCCATGTCAGCAAGACCTGGAATTTCTTTTACAGCAACATTATACACTCTCTCCTTATGCTTGATGATGGCAGCAAGGAACTCTTGATTATCAACGTAATGTTGTTTTTGTTTTTTTACAGTTGTTTTCATATAGTTACCTGCTTTGTTTATATTATAACACACTTGACAGAATCGTCAAGTCTCTGTAGAATAACCATGTAAGGGTTCAGAGAACTTCTAGCTTTTATATATCCGTTCAAAGAGATTTCTTGCTTCATCAATTTTTCCTAAGTAACCCATTTCAGGTTCAGGACTAACCTTTTTTTCATCATCATCTCCTAGAATATATAATTCATATAAAAATGAAACTTCTTTGCTCATTGTTGCAACAGTTAGAATATCTTTCTCTTGTATAATAAAGAAATCTTCATCAGAAAACTGCATCCATTTGGCAAAACCTACACCTCTAACAGTGCGTCCATCATCACTTTCTTTAGTAATAACTTGTGTGCAAACAGGATTTTGAAGAAAGACAAGAGTGTTTCCTTCATCCTCAGTAAGCACTGCTTTACCCAATACTTCTTCTCCATTGAGGAGTTTGAATACTCCATAAAATTCTTCATCGTGTCTTGCGTAACTAATCATAAGTTTTTACTTTTACGTCTATGATTTCATAATTAAATTTTTCTTCGTTATAGACTTTGACTCTCTCCATTAAATGGTTGAGTGTATAGTTGTTACCTCTGTCTGTAGAGATATCATCTGCAATGTCGTATAACGTTGCTTGAGATTTATTTTCGCCTTTCCTTAGGACACGACCAATCGATTGTAGGTTGCGAACTCTGGACTTTGAAGGACTTGCGAAGATAACGTTGTGTAATCTTTTGATATTGATGCCTGTGGAGAACGTACCGTATGAAGCAACAATGATGGCATTATCAGATTGTTCGGTTAGTAGTCTGATGTCTTCACGATCATTAACATCTACTCCACCATGTACAAAATGAACTGGTCTGTCTGTATGACTATTTATCATTTCGTAAAGAGGCATCCCATGACGTTCTACATAGTTGAAAAGGACTAGAGTGTTTCCCTCTAAATCACAAGCAAGATTGCGAATAAATTTATTCCTACCCTCGTGTTCTACAAGGTATCCGATTTCATCCTGATAACCTTCAAACAGTTTCTCTTCATGTTTTACCAGGACAATCTTTACTTTTAGTTTAGCAACGTGTCCTTCCTGCATTAGTTGTGCAGTTCTTGTTACTTGTGAACATCTACCGAATACACCTTCTAGAACTAACTGATTGACATTTGCACCGTCAAGAGTTCCTGTAAATCCAATACGATATTTACATTCATGCAACTTACTCATCAGAGACGTAAGAGATTTAGCTTTGAAAAGGTGCGCCTCGTCACCGATAACTACATCAAACCTGTCAAACCATTTTCTAGGTTCCTTGTAGATAGATTGCCAAGTGGTAATTACCACCTGATGATCCGTGTATTTTTCCTGCCCCGCATATATTTTGTGGCAGTTTTCGGTAGACATCCATCCGTATTCCTCAAAGTCCTTATACATCTGCTCTACGAGAGAGGTAGTGGGAACTATAATTAATATATTCCTATTCACATTTGCATGAAAGCGTACTAATGAATAGATCATTAGAGACTTACCTGATGCTGTTGGTGACAATAAAAGTCGCCTATTATATTTTAGTGCCTCATAAATTGCACGATACTGGTAATCTCTCACCTTCAACTTATGGGGTAAACCTAAAGATTTTACAAAACCCACGACAGATTCTGGAGTTATAAAATCATTCTGTGCTAGAGGATGTCCAAAGAACTTACAATCCTCCATGCGATACTTATATCCTTTCTTGTCCGCCCACTCCAAAAGATAGTCTAGAAGACCACAATAGATTTCTCCTGTTGCAGGTGAGTATAATCGAATCTTTCCATCCCACCCTTTCCAGCGACGTTGCTTTTGCATGTACTTTGCAGACTCAACTTCAAAACAAAAGTAATCTGCTAACTCATAATTGATGTGAGGTTCTGCCTCAATCTTAAGATACACTTCATTCTTCTTACGAATAAGGAGGTCCATAAAACCATGCTACAAGAGATTTACGTAATCCTGATGTCACAGGTCTAACCCTGTGCCATTGATCACCTTGAAAAAAAATGGCAGTCCATGGTTTTGACTTGAATGTCTCATACCTAGGATCTGCCCCTGGTTTATATATCTCCAAATCAAACTCCCCTCCTTCAAAGTCATCGTTGAGAAAGAGTGACATACTAATCTTTCTTACGTTACCATTGACAGTTTTAGGATGCTGATCCACATGCCAGTCGTAAAAGTCTCCTTGCCCGTAGATGCCAAACTGTACAGGTTCTACACCAGTAATATTTAAATTCCATTGAGCATCTACGTTTACTTTCTTTTGCATAGAAAAAAGCATAGTCAGAAGATTTTTATCTCCCAACCACGCTATTTCTGAACTTCTTGTATTTTTATTACCATCAGTATTGTATAGAGATCCTTTCTTCCAATTAAGATTTGGAGAACTTATTGCATTTCTAACGACTTGAATCGATTGATTATTAAAAGATACTTGCTTAAAGTTTAATCCATAATTCATTATTAAAAACCACTTTGAAATCTCTTCCATTCAATAGCATTTTTGATGTGGTATGTGCGATTATTAATCATTCGCAAAACACCATCCAAAAAGAAGAGAACCTGATCTATATATCCAATCTTGTATTGAAGTTTTACTACCTCAGGATCTGCTTCAATGAACATTGAAATTTCTTCCTTCGTAGTAAGTTTAAGATCAAAAGGCATTTCTTTGTATATTGAAGATGGTGCCTTTCCTTTGTAATACAACCACTTATCTTTAATCAGACGTTTCATCTCAATTTCTCTTTCCTTTTTCATCAAGGAGTATGTATTATGAAACTCCATGTACTTCATGTGAAGTTGTGGAATTGCTAGTGAATCATTATCATGTAGATCTTGATCTAATTTACAATCAGATTTCCACATGTCTTGTAGTTTCTCTAAGTTCATAATGAATTCATCTCTGGTATAGGAAATGTAGTTTTTGATCCCTCTATTTTAATATCATTAATGAAAGAAATCAAGATCAATCTTTCTTCATTACAAATTCCATCTTGTATTGTGTGGTATGAGTTACCATCAAAACACATCATTCTATTATATTTTCCTTTGATAGAAATAGATTCGTCGTATTGGGAGTTTACCTCTTGTCTAATTTGTTTCATTCTTTCTCTTTTCTGCACATCAAAAGATTCATAATTTTTAAAATAGTCATGTTTCATATCACCTGCTGCTTGCGGGATAATAAATTCATTTTTTCTGGTAAAAATTGATGTGCCTATATCGCAATGATTTAAATATACAATGGCAGTAAGCATAAAATCACTGTCTTGATGAATCCAACCATCGATTATATTTTTATCTGGAAAGGTTGATTGGAAATGTGTTTGTGCAATATAACTAAAATTTTTTTCTGGATAGAAAATTTTCAGTATTTTTGTGTTTACGTAATTATAAAATTCAGAATCTATTTGAGATAAACAAGGACTGCGAAGTCCTGGTCTGTATGCCGTCCTTTCCATTGGACATTGTTTTGCTAAAGGTAAAACCTTATCAGGATTGTTGAAAAAATTATCAACACATAATGTAGGAAATAGCATAATTAATCTTTAAATGTATACTTCAGTTTGATTGCTTGTAAAATCCAAGCTTGTGATAATGACTTGGGTCCATTCACTAGTAGTTTAATATGTTTGTATTTTAAATCTGGATCTGCTAATGCTCTTGTCTTCCAATTGCTCATCGTCTGGTCTGACTATTTGTATTTCTTACTTCGTATAATGTATATTCAAATGTTGCTGTTGCTGTGAAGTAATCGTTATCGCTACCAGTAACATCAAATGCTAAGGTTGATAAACTTATTGGAAATAAATCTTTAAATACAACATCAAAATTTGCCAGGTTATTGTTGTTCAATACTTGCAATGTAGCATCTGAGTATTTGGCATTTTGTGAAGGGTGGTTCTGATTTTCATCCGTCCAAATTCTTCTTTCTTCTAAGTCTTGAGGAGTACCCAATGCCCTCATCCAATTATGGAGTTGCATATAATTCCTAAGATCTTCATCAACAATAAATTCAATATTGAATTCACTATATCTCATATTCCCTTCAACTGGAATGGGGACAAATCCACTAGTTGGAATATTAACTTGCCCCAACTGCACAGTAGGAATTTCTGCCCTTTGACATAAAAATGAAACCTTCTTTGCTTTATCCAAGATGAATAAAAATCCAATTGGTGAAAGAAAATTTCTATTTGTTAATTGGTCTTCGTACCAGTTTGCCATTAATGGTTGTTTATCTTCCTTAGTATTTAGAATAAAAAAAAGGAGGAGTCTTATGACCCCTCCCAGCACTTCCTTCACACGGTATAGTATGTATATAATTTACATAAGTACTTCTCTGCAGATTCTTTTACATGATGCTTGATGTGTATCGTCACATTCAATTAAACATTCGTAGTAATCGTTTATTTTTTCTAGTTCTGTGGAATCCTCAACATGTCTCCACTCATACAATTGGTTTCTAGAAGATAGGGTATTCATAGTTTTTTCTATTTGTAACTGTGATTCATAATGTAATTCAAATTTGGATTCATTTGATCACCCCGTAATTCTATACTATCTATGTTGAATTGTCAGTAATTCCTGACTTTATGCAACGAATATTATTGCCTACTAACTTATACCTAGGCATAAAAAAAGGACCCCGAAGGGTCCAGTAGTTGTGTATCCTGATGGATCACATGAGGTTTGAAACCTGTACACGACGGTAGTACTTGTTGGCGTTGGCGGTAAGAGCACCGCTGCCTTGGGTAAGACCACCAGAGAAGGGGTTCGAGACCATGCCGTAGCGAGTCTTGAAACCAATTTTTGGTTGGAAGGTGTCAGGGTTGATCGCTCTGACTTGCTGCAGAGGAACGTATGGGCAATAGAAGAGACCAGCGTCATAAGGTGACGTGCCCTTATAACCAGCAACGTAGAAGTGCTTGTCAGCAACGTTAGCAGAGTAAGGATCAACGTAGACCTTGATCTTACCGTTGAGC